GCTCGACGGCCACGGGGGCGCTGACAGCAGACCCGCCGATGCCGATGCGCACGTCCCTCTGCCCGGCGAAGTAGACCGCCCGGAAGCTGCCGTCGGGCATCTCGATCCCGGCGCGCACGACGAGGTCGGCGGTGCCGTCGCGTTCGGCGGTGCCAGGGCCGATCCAGTTGGTGTACACGAGGCGGACCTCGTTGGTCTGGAACGGGACAGTGACGCGGTAGCGATTGTCCTGGCCGCTGATGGTCCCGATGAAGCCCTGGCCGATTCCGGCGCGTGCTCCCAGCGGGTACATGCCTGGCAGGTTGCGCAGGCCGCGTGGCGCAAAGGCCGCCCTTAGTTCCGGTGATGCAGCTAATTCAGCAGCAGTTGGAATTGCGTCAATAAAAACAGGGTCTGAAACAACATCAGCAACAGTTAATCCAGTAGTCTTAGCCTTAGGAATATAATCAATTGATCCATCTACAAGAGTCCAAACTCTATCGTCCTTGGTAGCTCTAACTCTGTAATAACCGTCTCCTAGCTGGTCGACCTCTGCTGCTGTCATTGAAATGGTTACGGCATTATCATTTAGAATTACAGGCTTTGTAATAAGAATAGTTCTGAATGAACTGTTTCTTGAAAACTCTACCGTGTAAGTGGCTCCTGCTACCGGGGCGACGTATGCTACTGTACCGGCCGGGCTACCGGCGCGGGTTGTAAATGATGCTGTTGACATGGTTATATTTTACCTCATTTTTCTCCAAAGTCATAACTTTAGGTTTGTATTTCTCTTCTCTGGATCAACGTACCTATTACTTCTTCTCCAGGATTGTAGTCCAGTGTAAGCACTAGCGATCAGTGCGGTTAACAGTACTACTAGTATGATTAATAAGAGTAGTTTTAGCATTTTTCCTCCTTATGCAACCGGGCAGGTTACTCTTCTTCTGTGGTCTCATGTGGTCCCCTAATGCATGACTTGTTTGGCTCGTCTGAATCAACCGCCTGAGTTGCTGACTCCAAGAGTCTTTCCCCTAGAGTCTTTCTACTAATGATGTATTCACCTTTACGCAGCTGTCCTACCTGATCCTTGCTCATTTCTTCCCTCCCCGGCTGAATCGGTTGCTCCTGCTGAACGCTCGGCGTCTCGCGTACGTGTACCTGCCTGCTGTGCATTAGCTTCTGCATTAGCTGGTGCCTTGGCGGCGGCCTTAGCTGCATCTGCCTGAGTCTTGGCCTGCTTTTGCTGTAGCGCCATAGTTTCTGGGTCAACCGCCTGTGAAGGTAGCTGTGAACGCTCATCTCCCCAAGGAAGAGGTGATTCTCCACGAGCTGCACGAATCTCATTAACGGTAGTCTTGCCCCAACGAAGATCACGCTCGTCAATCTTGCTTTGAGTATCTTCATCGGTTAGGACAAGCTCATTTAGCTTTAGACGGAACACATCAGTAACTTCGCCTATGATCTTATTGATCTTCTTTTCAAACATCTTCTGTTCTGGACGACAAACCTGTTCCTTGAAGTTCTTATCTGCATCTCTAGATGCAGCAAGGCTAACGTTCTCTGCCATTGAAACCTTAGATACTGGAACACGGTGTGCCATAAGAATATCACTCAGATTGCCCCGGCGGTAGTTAACGAAACTAGAATCCTGAGTACCGGCCTCAACCGGCTTCATTTCGAAACTAGCCTTTCGATCCTGTTCATCCGCTGGTAAAGGAATGTAAATGGTACGGTGATTCTTCCCCTTTAGTCCTGTCTCAAAGAACTCTAGCAAATTCTGCTCACCGGCGGCGCTGAACGATCCTCCCTTAACTACAATAACATAGCGAGGAACGGCCTTGTTTTCAAAGTAATCTAGATTAAATCTAGATGCGAATTCGTTACCAACTACTGCCTGCTGAGCAGCGACAATGTCTGGCACTCCATAAAACTGGTTTGTTGGGCTGTACTTTTTGATATGAATGATCTCATTTGGTCGAAAATCATTGCCTAGCTGGTCTGCGGTGTCTTCACCAAAGTTACGGAAGAACTTAACACGATTAGAAACCATTTGTACGAAGCCATCACGTTCCTTGCGCACGCGCATGGTAGAAGCTGGAATGTGACCGATATAGCCGACTTGACCAGAGTTTGTGCGACCAATTTCGATGTATCCATTACCCATGGTCTCGTAGTCGGTCCAAACCTTGATTAGAGTTTCAGAAAAAGTGTCTTCTGCGTTTGTGTCATCTAGCCAGCTATAAACATCTTCCTTCATGTTGTCTAGCTGCTTGCGCATACGCTCCTTCTTGGCATCATCTGCTGCTGCCATCTTACGTTGCATAGCATGAGTAAGAGTAAAATCAAACCCTAGACCGGCGATGTTTGCAACCTTTGCCTTAACTGCCGCGTAGTGAGGAGCACTCATTTCATAAATCTTGGCAAGGTAGTCCATGTTGTACTTAGGAAGAACCACACCAAACAAATTGTAAGCGTCTACTTGTCCTTCTATCTCATCACGCTTTGTGCCTGAGTCTTCGTGGCCTGTATAAGACTTTTCTAGCTTGCGAGACCGGCGGCGCTTGGCATTTGGGTCAAGGCCCTGCACCTTACGCAGGTTGTCACCAGAAAGTGAAAAAGGATCGACAATGTCGGTGACGAGCACCCTCTCACCGTCGCCAATTACCTTGGCTGAAATATTGTCAAAAGCTGACAACTCATCGTCGTCAACTGCTCTCCTAGTCACTTATTATCAATCCCTCTTTCATAATTATATTCTTCGATAAGGTTACCGAGGTCGTAAGGATCTGGAACTTCACCATTGCGCTGGCGAGCCATCTGGTCTTCCCACTCTTCATGGCTAATTGGGCGACTACCCTCTTCAAAGAATGCTTCGCCTTCGTGGATGTCGAGTACGTCATTAACAAACTTCTTTAACGCAGCGATCTTAAGTAGATCGCCGCGCCGAGAGGCAATTTGAAGATATTCTAAATTTTCATTAACCACGGCCTTACCGTCGATGCGCCAAACATACACTCCATATGGAATACCCTGCTGCACAGCCTTTAAATTACTCATAGACTCATACTAACACGCTTTATCTTATATGCAAATATGGTACACCCGTGACACATTTTTACCCGTCAGCCGGAAACAATGGCCCAAGTGTAGGCATAAACATCAAACGCGGGGCTTGATTCCGTAACACCAATTGTTCCAGAATCAATCATTTGTATTGGTGCAGCGCCAATATTTAGGCTATACAAAGTACTGATCTTGGATGCTGTAAGCGGATCAGAGTATGCGGCTAGCGTGCCTACGCTTAAGGTCTGTCCATTAGCAATTTTAATTGGGTCGTTAGTTGCTGCGGTTAGAACAAACACATAGTGTGCCCACTGCCCATCAAATGTACTGCTTACTACTCCATTACGATAAGTAGTCTGTACCGGCGCCGATATGGTTATCGGCGTGCTTGACTTTGCCCACATTTCAATAGTTCTTATGCTATGAGCGTGTGCTCCAGTAAGATCAGGTTCAATTTGTATATATCCCCCATGGATGGTTGCACCTTGGTCGGCTTGATATTCCAACTGATGACCGGGCGTTTCGTCCATTGATGCGGATTTGAAAGTAAGCAACCGGGTGCCGCTGTACGGTTGCATAACACGATCAGCCAGCAAATACAACTTCAAATTATCAACAAACCCATTAACCTCTAGTTCCATTCTTATATAAAGAACAACATCAGTCAGATCAACGTCTTCTAAGATGGTTGATCTATTGGTTGCTGCCGTCCAAGCGCTTCCGTCCAATGAATACCGAACCACAACTCCACGTCCCGCCCAAGAAAGATAAACGCCAGGAGTAACATCTTGAAATGCTCCCAACGGAATCATTGTGTCCCAAGTTGCACCAGTTAAGGTTGTAGTCAATGGATCGGTAGACGTTATGTTTGTCAAGAGACCTTGATTCCAATTTGTTGAATCGAACACAACTGCATCATAAACGTCTACATCATTAAAAGCCAAAGTGAATGCTGACGCACCCTTAGTACTAGCAATAGTTATAAAGCTCATTGCGTCATGGCCCCAAGAATAATGGATACTAATATCTTCCGGTGTCAATACTCTGTAGTAAAGTGCTAGCGAATCATAAATGCCAGTGCCGGTAGTAATTGGTTCACTGGCAGCTTCAAAAGTAACCAGGCTAGGCACATCTAGTGAAATAACGTTAATGCCGTCTACATATAGTGAAAACCTTGATGAGTCATAAGTTATGACCACGTGACGAGACTTAACTTCCGGGGCGGGCCAAATGCCTTCTGTGAAGGTAGCATCATTAAAGTTAAGCCTTAATCTGTAGCTGCCATCTTCAAAGAAAACACCTTCGTCTGAATGTCCAATCACCAAACCATTAACTGTTGGGAGATGCCAAACCTCTACACTAAAGGACTGGCGCTCTTTTCCATTAGTCCATGCTGAAAATGGAGTTATTATGGGAGTAGTTATCAAGCTAGCCGATCCTGCACCGGCCACAAGCGGAGGCAGCGCGCCAGTCAAGTTATTAAACACCGCCGGGTTGCTCTTACGGATCTCTAATTCATAATTCATAAAACAATTGTAACACCCTACCCATGAAACAGCAAAAACCTCGCCGAAGCGAGGTTTTGCCGGTAACTTCAATAACCATTCCTAAGGTAGATCAATTCGCACGAACTGACCCAACAACTATCAGTCTGTCAATCGGCCCACAAGCCGCGCAGTCCCCGAAGGTTGTACCTGTATTATATCAGAATCAGAACTTCTTCGCAAACATAACAACCTTGCCATTCAAATCTTCGACAAGGTCACCACGCTGGAACGCTTGTCTGAAAGAAGATCCTTCTGGACGTTGGTCATTGACTGGATAACCTAGATTCCTTTCGGCGCCTAGATACTCCCACGTATCCCTAATTGGTCCGACTACGGCATGAACTCCCGTGTCGGGGCCCCATACAATGAGACCACGCTCAAAGACCTGTCCAACACCCTTTCCATCCTGCCAGACTGCGTCGTCTGATACTGGATAGCCAAGTGAAGTTGGATTCTCTGGATCCTCTGCGCCGCGTCCACGCCAGTAATCATAGATTGCTCCTGGGATAGAAACAAAGTAAGCCTTTGCCCCCGTGCGCTCTTTGTGCCACAGTGCAATAGCGTGCTCAAAGGTCTGTACCCGGCCCAGTCCGTCACGGGTGAATCCTTCTGCGTTGACAGGATTACCTGCGCGTCCATACCTGTTAGCGCCTTCCAAGAATGCGCCGGTAACCGTAAACTTAGGTGTCGCCGTCATACACTTACTTGCAATACGATCAACCTGAGTTTCATTAATTCCATCGTTAATCTCAAAATGCATGCCGTCCTTTCGCCCAACATAGTCACCGCCCCAACGAATGATTCCTTCGTAGAAGTTTACAATTTCGTGAATCTTGTTGATCTGTGCGGCGCTGTAATTTGCACTTGGTGCTGTGCCAAGTGGATGCTTCGGAGCATTTAGATCAATTGCCGTTCCGGAAGCATGATTTGACAAATCAGTTCCTCCACGCACTTCGCGCTCTGCATATCCCCAGTTACCCGGCCAAACTAGCTTTTCTACTTCGTTGTGAAACCTATTTGCAAGGTGCTGGAAAATTACTCCAATGCTTCCCTTGCGTACGGCTAGCTTCCCTCCGGGCACGTCAATACTAGCAATGACTGTTCGGTCATTTGCTCTCCATCCATTCTGTGATGCTACCATTTAATTCACCTCCTCATTTCTCACACCTTCAATATACTCTTCTCGTCCTAAAATGTCAAAAGCCGCCCCGGAGGACGGCCATGACATTGCTTACTTGTCAGCCGATCCAACTAGTTCGCAAGCCCCAGCTACGCAAGCCAGTGTCTGTGAACCAGAGGTGTTGTCCTCTGACTCATAGAATGGCAAGATAGACCAATCAATTGAAGCTGGCATGTCAGCAACAAACTGGTTGTATCCAGACTCGTCTGTGTCCTGATATGGTGCCTGCTGATAGGTGTGCTCAGAATAAGGAAGGAAGCTGATTCCTCCAACTACATCCCAATTCTTGTAAACCCAGTCAGCGACTGCTACCCATTCGTCCTCGCGCACATTGATCGTTACACTTGGATTGTGCTCAGTCCAGTGCTCCTTGTAAATCTTCCAGAACTCTAGGTGTTCTATTGCACTAATATGCATTCTAGTAACCGCGCCTTCCGGTGCCTTCTGTGGGAAGTAAAAGACTGTTGTGTCGTTTGGCTTCATTACATCTGGCTCATTTGGAATGCCGGCGTCTGACAAGAACCTTGTTAGTGGGTCCTTATTGTCTTGGCGTACTGAACGAATGTAGAAATCGTTGTGCCAAGGGTGCATTCCCGAAGACGTACCGGTAAGCTGTGAAACTGTTCCCGAAGGCTTGACCGTAGTGATTGCCGTAGAACGGTTGATCCCCATTGCGTCTGCAACAACGCTGTTCGTCTCAATTGACTTTTCCCTGAGTGCGTCAAGGGTGTCAGATAGCTTGTCGAGACCCAAAAGTCCGGACGTGAGCTTGTTTCCGAATTGCCCAGTGAGCGAAACTCCCAAGAGTCTTTCTTCTTCACAGTTGTCTCTCCAAATCTTACGTAGGTACTTGAAGTTGGTGAATGAAGACTGAATGGTACCAAGAATAGTAGCAATTTCAACCTTCTCCAACAACGTTTCTTCTGTATCACTCTCTTCAATAATGACCTCGGTCAAATTGCAGAACTGGTATGGCCTCAAAGAAATTTCTCCACATGGGTTAGTACCCATGAGCTTGCTACCGTCACGGCGAGGTGCGTACGCTGCCTTCTGCATGTTTTCCATGTTAACAATACCGCGTTCACCAGACTTAGACTCGTACAAGTTCTTCCATTCTGAAAGGAACTCTCCGATGCTTGGCTTCTTGTAATATGTTGCAGAGTTGTTAGCAAGTGCGCGCTGTGGGTTTGCTTCCCACCATGAACCGCTCTTTGCCTTTGCCATATCGTAGTCGTCTAAGTCACCTAGACTGATTAGGGCCGAACGTCGTACTCCACCGACAACCACAACCTCTCCAATCTTGCACATAATGTCATGACATTCAAGAGGCGTAAGCTGTCTTCCAGCGGCACGCTTGAATGTTTCGATGACGAAATCGAATAGATTGACAAGTGGCTGTGGTCCCGATGAGCGACCTCCGAATGTCTTAAGCTTTGCTCCCGCTGGACGAAGTGCCGTAATATCAATTGCAGGAATCTGTCCAACATAGAGCATGGCAATAAGTTCACGAAGCCCACGTGCCCAACCTTCCTTACTGTCTTGTACCTTTACTACAGTCTTAGTGTGCTCAAAGTGCTCATTTACAACCGGCAGCTTTGAGGTATATTTCTTCTCAGCACTGAAACCAAGTCCGGTTCCATTCATGAGAATGTATAGCGACTCATCGAATGCGCGTGGGTGGTCAATCGTAATGAATGAACAGTTGTATCCTGCTACGTGACTACGGTCCAATGCTGGACCGGCGGTCATCAGGGCACGCATTGAGCCCATTACCTTGTGGTTTGCAATTGTGTCATACGCGCGGGGCCAGAAGTCATCATTGATGGCTCCCGGGTAATTCTTATCCATGTGGTTATGCATGTAGTCCACATAACGCTTAACTGTCTCACTCCATACCTCGCGGCGACCAAGATCATCGTCCCAACGAGCGTAACGAGACACAGCAATGAATGCCTTGTACGGGTCGCGCAGTACGCCCATATCGTCCATAATACTCATATAATGTACCCTCCTAAGCCCCGCCTACAGTGGGGCTTCTTCCTTGAATTTAGTCTCTTAAGTATACACCCGCTGAGTTTATGGATTTAGAACGTTCAAGTTATTTTATGTCACAAAATAACAAAGCACACCTTAGAACGGTGTGCTTTGTTGACTAGTACGAAGCGCCCCCTTAGACGCACCCGCCGGGCGAGTTGCTCCGGATCGACTGCGTAAACTCCACGGCATGGGGCCAGCCACGGAGTCGCGGAAAGAGCGGCTCACGCGACTGGCTAAGCGTAGGAATTCACGACCGGACAGCTGTCGCCCTGTTGTCCTTTCCCGCCACCATCACCGCGGCGTGCCTGAGTTGGTTCTTGGTCGAACGGCCTGCCTTGACTTGGAAGGGTCGGTTGGATGGGTCGCTCGCCGAGCGGTCTGCTTCAAGCCAATCACCGATGGGTCAGACGTCAGCCTCGACGGTTGCGGCGAAGTACAGGGTTCCGTAGGAGAAGTTCCCGGTGGCCTGGACGCCCGTGCCAAGCCCGTCGAGGCTGCCTGACACCCGCAGCGCGGCCAGCCCGGATGCCCCAGCGGCACGGGTCTGGAATGTGGCGTTGTCGGCCCACAGGAACACCGCGTAGTCACCAGGGGGCAGGGTCTTGGCCCCCAGATCGGTGCAGATGTTCCCTGCGGCGGGGCAGGGGATCACACCGGAGTCCATGACCACGGTGTAGTCACCGTGGCCGACGCCGGCCAGCTTGACGATGCCGACCTGGACGTTGCCGGACTGGGTGCTGACGATCCAGTTGACGTACCGCAGGGTGGTTGACGTGATGAGCGTGAACCTGTCGAACACGGCCCGGTTGGCGGCGCTCCACGCCCCGGCGTTGGGGTTGAGCATCCCGACGAAGGGGATGATCAGCTTGGGGCTGCGCTCGGTGTAGCTGCCGGTGCCGCTGGCCGCGATGAGGGTGCGGGCTGTCAGCGAGGAGGTCAGCTTGGAGGAGTCGATGTCGTTCCAGGCTCCTGCGCTGATCTGCATCGGAGACAGGCTGCCGGACACTTGGTCGTAGCGGCCCCGGACGTCCATCGAGTCGATGGTCATGTTGGTGTTGGTGGCCAGCAGGATCGGGACCGGGCCGAGCGCGTCGAGTTCCAGATCGAGGCGGCGGATGACGACCGGGGTGGAGCCGGCAGTGTCGACCAGGGCGCGGGGGAGCGGGGACTTGGAGCGGATGGTGGCCTTGATCAGCCCGGCGTTGGGGCTATGCAGGCCAAGGGGCGCCCACTGGTTGAAGCCGGCCACGGGTGCGGCATCGATGATGCCGACGTCGATGGTGCCCCAGTTGCCCTTCATCACGCCGGGGTTGGCGAGGTCTTCGCCGATCCAGACGGCGTGACGCAGCTTGTAGGTGCCCTGCGTGATGCCACCCCGGATGCCGCCGATGGTCAGCCCCGGACCGGACATGATCTTCACGATGGACTGTTCGGCCTGGGTGCGGACGATGTTCCAGGTGAAGCCGATGATGTCTCCGGCCACGTCGGTCAGGGGGCCGATGGCGTCGGCGCAGAGCAACGCGAGGGAGTCATCGTTGGTGTTCCCGGCGAGGCGAGTGCACTCCCCGTCGTAGGCGGGTCCCATGACGTGCAGGCCGTCGAGAGACTTGTTGTCCATCCACCCGCAGCCGATCTTGTAGTCCCAGACGGCGGCGACGCAGAGGGCGTAGGTGCCGGCGGTCGCGTGGTACTCGTCGATGTCGACGTGCAGCCGCTGGACGAACCGGAAGTTGAGGCCGTGGCCTTCGACGGCTCCGTAACCGCCGACCGCGCCCCGGTTCCAGACGCCGCCCTGGATGGTGATGTCGTGGTCGGTGCCGTAAACCCGCGCGGTGGTGTTGGTAACGGCTTTGGCGATGGGCCGGTCGATGGTGACCGACGTGGAGCTGTTCACTGCGGTGACGATCGCGGTCAATGGGATGCCGTCGACACCCGCCTGGAAGATGACGATGTTGTCGCCGACCGACACCTGGCCCCTCAGCGGGGTGTCGCTGTAGAACGTGGTGTCCCCGACATTGGCCGTTACTCCGCCCACGGACTTCGGGTTGGCCTGCGAGTAGTTGGTGCAGAGGTTTCCGCTGGTGAGAGTCTGCTTGAACTGCAGGGTGCAGCCGGTGAAGTCGATGTGCGTGTTGGAGGGCACGATGAGGCGCGACTCCAGCAGGTAGGTCGCGCCGGGGTTGCCCCGGAAGTAGCCGCCGCCCGCGATCTTGGCGTTGATCCAGGCGGCGTCGGCCGTGCCGTTGGCGGGGCCGAGGAGCGGCACAAAGGCCGCCCTTAGTTCCACTGTACTTAATCTAGAAGGCAAAACCTCTTCAATGTCAGCTGCAACCTTTGCCTTGGCAATAGATTCGATCTCTGCTATTGTTGGAATTTCAACTGCATCAAACTCTTCTTGGGTTACCACATCAACTACTGGTGCTGTTGCTGTCTTTGGCGAATAAGATATTTTACCATTATCTACATAAAACTCTGTACCGGGCTTCGCTGCCTTAATCTTAAAATAAGATGTTCTGATGCTGTTAACCTGGGCCTGGGTTAGTGTTATGTTCAAGTAATTGCCTGAAACTGTTACTGGCAAAGTCAAGAAAGGCACTTGCGGATTAAACCGGTCAAAGCGCTTAGTAAACTCTACTGTTAGAATATAATCTGAGCTGATGGGCCGGTGGGAAACCGGCAGCACTGCTGCTTGGTCTTCCTCGGTAACGAAGTAATATGGCATACATGAAGTATATCAGACTGAGTTTCAGATTCAAAACCGGCGTTTGCACCTTAAAATGGATCGTGGTATAGTCTTATTAAGTTCAACTGGAAGCCTCACCGGTTGCTAAGGACAAAAGTTTATGCTACAATAGTAGTGTCATCAGCCCCAAGCAACCTATGAGGCCCGCGAAAGCGGTGGTTGTTTGGGGCCTTTTCTATTCCCAAGCTCTCTGTTAGAATCGGGCTGCAATAATGCCCTGGCTTGCCTCAGGTCGGAACCTAACGGAGATATCTATACGCTGAGTTCAACAGCGACACATAATGATCGGGGTGGAGAAATCCCTGGAAAGTGTCAATGTCCTTCCAGCTAGATGGCCTTCTTTTACCCAGTTCTTCCGCCAGTCTCCACCACCCCGGCCGGTTAAATTAAATGGAAGAACCCACTGAGCAGTTCAAAGTAGCGTAAAGCGCTCGTCTCAATACTCGAAACGGTGGCCCCAGGGGTGAGCCGTGTGACTTGGAGGGCTCATCCGTGACATTGACGCAGACTCTTCAAGCGAGAGGTATTTCTTCTAATACACCTCTCTAGGCACGGGGGGGGGGGAATGTACATCTATCTAACGAAGGAGAACAAATGCTAGAACATAGAATTATAACTAGAGAAGAAATGGTTTCTTCCCTTTCTTGTCCAGACTGCGGATCAAATATTGGCGTTAACTGTTTAAGCTATAAAAAAAAGACGCCAACTAGGAAAATGGTTCATAGAAATAGGTATGACAAAGCCCGAAGATCGGCTTAAGCACAACTATGCTTCATAGACCTAGATGTAGTATACTAAGAGGACAAAGGGAGGTGAAGTATGAGGAATCTACCAACGCTACGTGACGCAGTTATCGTCGTAACAGGTGTACTAGTCAGCATTGCGCAGTTAGTTTACATCTTCTGAGATTTAAGGACAGTTATGTCTAAAACCAGGCAGCTAAACCGGGGGTTTACGCTCCCGGTTTAGTCTATTTAAGGAGAGAAATGGTAATTACAACAAGTGACATTAACGCACCCAAAGAACCACAGAGAGCTACGAAGGCAACTACGGAAAGTGAAGTTGACAGACGTGTTGAGCTGTGGCACACTAAGGGAAGCAGTAGAAAGCCGCTACAAGATTTCCTTGGATGGACGGCAGAAGAGTACGACACCTGGGTTCAAACCGGCGACGTGCCTGAGTAAAGGCATCAGCCTTTCTTTTTGAAATGAAAGCCTTAAGGCTTAAGGGGGTACGATGGCAAAGCATTATACTCGTTCCGAAAACATTGCGCAGGCGGAAGCCATAGAAAAGCTTGCCAAAGGTATGTATGGCAATTCTAGTTATTCTAAAGAGTCTATCCAAATCTGGTTGCTCCAGCGAGCCGTTTACTACAGAGAATGTGCCGAAGAGAAGGAAGAACCCGAGTAATGGTTAACTCACCTTATTATGACAATCCGTATTGGGAGTTTCACCTTCCAATCAACCAGCCGATTGCACCAGGAAAGGATCTTGACATGGATGGTGAAATTTATGAATACACTGGTTATCACGCTGTCGAGTTGAATAATTGGTTGGACGAGGACGGGAGCGCAACATACCGACCTCGTTTTCCTATTGGTCTTGATAAGACCGCAGTCAACCCGCCCAGGAAGGGCTTTGTGGCTGTCGATGATGATGAGGAAAATTTTGATTGTGACTGATAAGCTTGATAAGGTAAGAACGTACGTGAATCAAATGTCGCCTGTCTACCGGCCTGCACTCCTTAGAACCCCGGAAGATCAGATTCGTCACCGGGGCTACGATGAAGCCATGAAGCAGGCACAGCGGGATCTAAGACTTATTCTTGATGAGTCCGATGCTGGACCCGGATAACCTACCTGATATTCCCTGTGAACCGCCGGTCCCGGCCGAGATTGGTGATGATTGGATTTGTCCAAAGTGTGCTCGCAAGTTCTATTACATTTACATAACATTAGAACCTGAGGGTGTTCAGGCGGAATGCTGGTTTACCAATGAAATTGGATGACTTCATCGCGGGCACGTGGCTCACGTGCGAGGACTGGTATTACAGCTTCCGCTGTGACCAGTGGTGGATTCTGAGAGCCACGTGTAACCATCATAACTTTGAGACAACTTGTGGTGTGTTCAAGCTAGATGGAGCGTTAGACATTCTGTACGACAAAATAGTTAAATTTCATGAGGAGTTAGAAAATGATTAGGGATTATGTTAAATCACCTGAGCCTGTTAAGGCAATAAGGCTTGACAGCAGCAATTTGAAGGAAGCAGCCCTTTGGTGTGGTGGCGAGGTTCAGAAGAATGAGCATCCCGCTAGCATTGATGATGCTTGGGACAACGTTCTTGTAATTCCTACCTTGACCGGCCCGGTTAAGGGAACCACCGGTACTTATTTAGTAAGAACAGCAGACGGCAAGTTTAGCTTCTGGCCTGCAAGCGTTTTTGAAGCGCAGTACACTGTAGTTCCAGACAAGCTAGTTCCTAGAAGTCCGATTACAACTCCGCTTATCAACAGGTCTACAGACAGACCACCAAGCAGCCTACAGGGCCAGATTAACAGCTACGAGAAGGGTGAGATTTGGTAATGTATAAGACTATGATTCTATCTAATCCCGATGGTGGCATTGATGCTATCGATAGAATGGTTGATGAGATTAATCGAGATGGTTACAAGATTATCTCTTTCAACATTCAACACGAATCACCGGGCCGAATGCGGTCGTTCATCTTTATTCTTGAAGACCCGCCTAATTTGACAGTGCAAGTAAGAGGAGAAATAAATGACGAATGAATTAATTATCCCTGTACTAGACAAGGGTTACGTACGCTATGTAAAGCATGTGGGCGATGACCTTGATGGCTACTGATAATGAAATTGACACAATGATCAATTATCTCAGTGCTCAGTATAAGGTTCCACGCGAAGAGGTCGTTCCCCGCATCTTGTCCGCAATGGTTCAAGTAGACAATATGGATGCTGATTTGATTGCAGAGCAACGCGCCGCTAAGTCCAATGGTTTACTCACAACAAGGTATAAGTTGGAGTGGTGGAAGTAAGTGGGAATTATACTTGACTTTTAACACCCATAAATATAGTATAGGTGTATGAAGTGTATAGGATGTAACCAGGAAAAGCTAGAAGAAGAATTTTCTCTTCGTAACGGTGAAAAGTATCGTGAAGGAAAGCGTAGAACACGCTGCAAGAAATGTGAAAAATATGCTCAGCGAGACCGCTATGAAAAGCATAGAATTAACTCATTCTTTAAGCACAAGGCCACTAGAGCAAGAGCGCGAGCTAAATATCTAGGCGTAGAGTTTGACTTGGATGAATTGTATCTTGCCTCTATATGGACTAATAATTGTCCGATCCTGGGTATTGAGCTTAATCGTGAAGCTTCAAAAACGGATATGAATGCTGCCGAGATAGACAGACTAATACCTGAACTTGGATATGTTAAAGGTAATGTCACTTGGATGAGCCGTAGAGCCAATCAGCTTAAGAATAACGGAAGCCTAAGAGAACTTAGGAAGATAGTAGAATGGATGGAGAGCACTATTGAAGATCGACGTATTGGACAAGGGGTACGTGAGGTATGATAAGCACATGGGATCGGACCTAGACATTGTTAACTCAGCTAAGGTTAGTTTTGATAGAGCTTCTGCCAGCTTCGAAGAGAAGGAAG